TTGGGTGATCTGCTCGCATGGAAGTAACCCAACTAGACGCAGATTATTCGCAGGTAACAAAACAGGTTGGTACTTAATGGAGGAAAATTCCATTGATGATTCTGGACGCAAGATAGGAAGTACATCCGAGTCCGGCACAACTGCAATTGCAGGTAAACTTGTCACACGCTCATACACATTTGGAGACATCAATGTGAAGAGTTGGAAACGTGGACAACTAGGTGCAAACACAGTTAACCAAGATGCATTCAACATTAAGGTCAACACACTAGACCCAGACGCAAGTACAACAGTATTAAGCCACACCGCAGATGGCACAGAAGAAGCACTCTTCCGCTTTGGTACGGGGCGTACCCGTGGATATGGTGCAGAAATTGAAATCAATGTCACAGCAGGGAGACCAAGCTTTAGACATGTTAGCTTGGAAGCTATTGGTGTAGGAGCAAATGCAAGAAGGGAGGTTGCGTAGATGGCAATCACCGCAACAGTTACACGTGGTTTTACATTTGCCACAGGCGTTTCCGTGGATGCTACGTCACTTAACCAACTTGGTGAACCAACTGTTACCATCAATGAAGGAAATGTAAACATAACAGGAGGTACGATTAGTGGTCTATCTTCACCCATTGCCATTGCAGATGGAGGCACAGGAAGTGCAAATGCAGGGGCAGCAAGGACTGCACTTGGACTAGGGACAATTGCCACCCAAGCTAGCAATGCTATTGCTCTGACAGGTGGCACGATTAGTGGCACAATAATGACACTTAAATCATATGCAGTAAGTGGCGTGCCATCCGCATCTCCAGCCGGGCAAATGATCTATGTAACCGATGGAAACTCAGGTGCAGCAACAGTCGCAGTAAGCGATGGATCTGCATGGAAAGTGGTCGCATTAGGAGCGACAATTAGTACATGAATATACTAGAACGAGCAAAGGAATTTTACGAGCAGACCAAGGGCGATATGTTCAAGGATTTAAGTGCGTATGCAGCGTATGGATATGTATTTATTACACCACAAACCATGTTGCTTGGAAAAGCAGTAAGGACAGATGCAGACATCCATCCAAATGAACAATGGGGTGTACTTGCACCCGATGCCTGGTATGTAAAAACCGCCATTGGAGATAATGCAATTTCAGACTTTATAAATAGTATTCCATACCCACTTCCATTTGTTGGGTGGATGAGACAATTAAAACAAAAACCTATTAAGTGGTACGACTTTAATAGAATCAATCGGAGGAAATAACAATGGGAGGAGGGCCAGACATAAATTATCCAGACCAGCCAAGTTATGGCGAAGGGATGGCAGACGCACTTAAAGCACAAGTACAATTACTTACAGGTACAGGAGACTTTGCAAGTACAGGGTCACTTGAATCCTTGCTTCCACTTGAAGAATCAATTCGTAAGAAGACTGCACAGACAGACACGGATATACTTAAGCAGACTATGCTTGGTTCAACATCAGGAGGAGAAGAGCAAGAAGTAACTTATGATGACCAGGGAAGACTTGTAAAAGGTTTTAGAGAAGCTCCAAGTTATACGATTAGAACAAGAAATTTAGATGAGTCTGGAAATGATGTTAGTGTTGGATCTACAAAATCATCTTGGAATCCGTTTGGATATAATAAAATGCAACTAGAGTTAGTTGACCAAGACGGAAAAATTATTGAAAGAGTTGAGCATGTAGCAGATGGCAGAAAAAACAAAGATGGCGTTGGTCAAAATGATATAAAAAAAGGTCAACAAAAACTAAATAATAAAATCCAAAATAATAGTAATGTCCCTAAAGATTTTAAACAATCTTTACTAAACAATATTACAAATAGTGGAGGTTTTTTACAAGGAAGTAGTTTTGCAGATAATGAACAAGCTTATGATGGTTTTAAAGAACCTGTAAGAATATCTACAGGTAAAGGAACTCCAATTTATGCAGTAGATAGTGATGGTGAAATAATACAGGATGCTTCAAAAGCAGGGATGACTGAAGTACGTACATTACCAAAGCAACGTGCAGGTGATGGTATGATCGACCTACTTGGTGACACACGAAACATCACACAATACGAAACCAAAACTGCCACCCAAGCAGATGTGGATGCTGGACTTGCAGATGAAGTGGGCAAGCAATTCGTACAAAAGATAGACGCAACAGACCAAGCAGGATTCCGTGATGGTGAGTTCAAAGGTCTATCTGCATTTGCAGAAGATATACAACGTGGTAATCTATCACGCCAGCGTGAAGCAGACCTGCAAGATGTAGCTCGTTTAGAACCACTCTTTGGTCAAATCATGGAGGATTATAAACCTGGTACTACATCCGCACTTACCGGGGCAAAAGATTTAATTGAGGAACAAAAAGATAACTTGCTTGGAGAAGTGGGCATTTCCGATCCCACAAAAGTACAATCTCAAGGTGTACAAGCAGATGCCTTAAGAGCAGGCTTGATGACCGATGCAGAAGAAGCACTTGGACAAGGACTAACAGATCGTGAGGAACGCCAAATCGCAGAGGCTGCACGCGCACGCTCTACCATGATGGGTAGAACATTTGACCAATCTGGTGCAATCGCAGAAGCACAGGCAAGGGTTGCTGAAGACAACCAGCGTAGAATGCAGAACCGAGGATTTGCACAATCTGTACTTGGACAGGAAGCAGGTATACAGACAAGTGATAATACACGCTCCATGCAGGCAGACCAATTTAACGTGGCATCACAAATGGATGCCGAGAAATTGCGTGAATCATTAAGGCAACAAGGATTGCTTGGATACTTAGACGCAGCCTCACGAGTATCCCAGCTTGAGAACCAAGGACAACTCGATCCATTCCAGGCAATACTTGGACGCTCTGGTGGTGGAAGCTTGCAAGCCGGACAATCTGTATTCGGACAGGCAGGCTATGGATTAAATGCACAACCTGCATACCTTAATCCAGAGAGTGGACTAGGATACATACAAAACCAAGCAACTAACGCAGCTAATATGTATGGCGCGCAAGTCGCAGCAGATGCAACTAAGACTGCTGGTATATTTAGTGGACTTGGTGCGCTTGGTGGTGGAATAGCAACCGGAGCAATGCTCTGCTGGGTAGCAAGAGAAGTATATGGCGAGCATAATCCAGCATGGAAGATGTTTCGTATGTGGATGTTCCTAGAATCACCAAGCTGGTTCTTTAAACTATACAAGAATTACGGAGAACGCTTCGCAAACTTCATCGCAGATAAACCACGCTTGAAAGCAGTAATCCGTAAGTGGATGGATTCAAAAATAAGGAGATAAATATTATGGCAAGAAAACCATTCTTTAGCGGAAATTACGGATCAGCGCTTGCACGGGTCGATACTCGACCCATTATTGAAGCCGGGCGTGCGCAAGGCCAAATGTATGCAAACCTTGGGAAACAAGTTGGTGGCATGATTCAGCAGTATGGGCTTAACAAGGAGAAGCGTGCAGAACTGCAAGATCAAGTAGAAAGTGCCATTAAGTTTAATCCTGAGTACCTTACTAGAATGACATCAACTGGGGATGAGATGGCAGACAAAAAGGCACAAAACACATTAGATAAACTTGCTAAAGGTGATTTGAATATGTCCCAATTAAAAGGTCTTGCAGGTGACCTTGCAATGATGGAAAAAGTGGATCTAAAAGCACAGAGTGAAGAAAATCAAAAAATTGCAAACTTGTATAAAACTACACTTACAAAACAAGTAGAACAATCAACTGCTAGTAAAAAACTTATAGACGATTTAAGTAAAAGTAAGCTAAAACGTGAAGATCAGTTAAGAAAGTCTTATGGGGCGCAAGGCAGGACAATTATAGAACAATTGCAGGGTTCATCTAATAAAACCCAGGCATTTAATAAACTTACTCCTGGTCAACAGAAATTAGTAAGAAATCTTGATGCAATAGAATCGGGAGTTTATGATCTTGAAAAATTAGATTTTGACCCTTTTGACAATCTAAAATTTACAACAGGTAATATTAATATTCAAAAGTTACTTGGTGAGGTTGATGAACAAAAAACAAAATCAGCTAAAGAACAAAAAGGCGAAAAGTATTATCAAGGATTACAAGAAGAGCTTGAGACAGACTTAACCTATCAAATGGGTGACTTTAGTAAAATGACTCCAAGGGAATTATGGTTGGCAAGTAATGAATCTAATATTGCCCAACGTCAACCACTTGAGAAATTTGATCCAAACAAAGTAGAGGAGTACAAACAAGCAGTCTTGCAGACGCAACAAGATACTATAGAGGGACGTGGACAGCAACAAATTGTAGATGCTGGTGGTATTGTTGCACCACAAGGTGCATTACAAATGGTAGACGGACAACTATCAAGAATTGGAACTCCTGCTGAACAAATGACTACGCAGAATTTTGAACAAGCAACGCAAGGCATACCTGGAACTCCTACGATAAGACCTGTTGATACGAGTACTGCATTCAGAGGGCAAGCTCCTGAGATGATAGAAGATTTTGGTAATTCTGTATCAATGTTTTTTACAGGTGAACCGATGGAAACTTTTGCAGATGGTAAGAATGCAGTGCAGCAGGTTCAGAATTTATCCACGATTAAAAATACAGTGCAACCTGTTTTGTTAAATGAATTTGGTGGGAAAGTAACAAATTTTCAAATGACACAGGTACAAGAAAATATTCCATTAAAAACTGATTCTAAAGCAGTAGGTAGAGAAAAACTTGAGAATTTAACAGGCTTAATGGAAGCACAATTAAGTAAAGCTAATCTTTATTTACAAACTACGAAACCAGGCACAGAAAACTATGCAGATGCTGCGTATGTAAAAAGACAAATTGAAGCTAACTTACCTATGTTAAAGCAAGCATTTCAATCTAAGCAAAGCTACACAACGCCTGCAAATATCAAGAAGATATTAGACAGTAATAAAACAAAGCCTAGCGCTCAAGTTGACACAAATGCATCTAATGTGGACTTAAGCGGACTTACAATAGATCAACTCTTGCAAATGCAAAACAGATGAGCCAAATAACACAAGAGCAAATACGTGCAGAACTTCGTAGGAGAGGAGTTTCAGAACGAGAAATTGGTTTATCCCATATGGATGATAAGCACAAGGAATACGAAGAGTTTTTAAAAACTAATATTGGACTACAAGGTGATCCAGCATATCAAGATGTTCTTAATGAATATCGAAATTTATCACAACAACGAGCACAGGCATTTTCTGACTTTCAAGCTCAAAAGGCAGATAACTCATCACCGGGTGCAAAAGCAGATGCATTAGGCAGAGGAATAGTCGAAGGAGTTGGGCAAGTAGCTGCACTTCCTGTTGAAGCAGTTAATGCGTCACCAAGACTTTTAAATTTTGTACCTGGAACAGGTGTGACAAACGATCCGACAAAAGAAGGGTTTAATGCATTTGAATCTTTCTCAGAAGATCCACTTGGTGGTTCTAAAGACATGCGTAGAGTCACACAAGGACTTGGTCTTGGTTATTACAAACAAAACCCAAGCAGGTTAGGTCTAACCGATAGTGATGAACCAGCACAAGTAGGAGACATGCCTCCATCAACAAGACCATTTGCAGTTGCAGGTGAGGAGATTGGTGCAGCAGCAGCGTTTGCAGCACCAATTGCTATGGTTGCAAAAGGAAAGACTGCATTACAAATTGCAAGTTTAGAAAAAAGTGCAAACCCGGTAAGTCAAATGGTTGCCTACGCTGCAAAAAATCCATTGGCAAACGCTGGTTTAGAAAGCACATTTGCAGTTCTTTCAGGTGCAGGTGCTGGTGTTGCTGAATCAGTTGCACCAGGTGACTCTTCTGCAAGAATGATAGGTGCTGTTGCAACGCCTTTAGCTCCAATTGCAATACCAGGATTAACACTTGGTTTAGTAAAACTAGCAGGTGGACAAAGTTTGGAAAAACTTGGAACTAATCTGAAAATCAGATTGGGTGATACAGATTCTGCTGCTGCAAAACTATTACAACAAGGTATTATTGATGCAGGTGGTGACCCTACTCGTCTTGCTAATTCAATTGAAAGCTTCCTAAAGAAAAATCCACAATATAGAAATAAGCAAACCAAGGGTGACTTGTCACCTGGGATGATAACAAATGACCCATCTATGCTGGCAGTTGAGCGTACTTTGATCGAGACTGACAAACAAGTTAAGAAAACTGCTGCTGACCAATCAAGGAAAGCAATCATAGAGATGGATCGTTTGTATAACTCAGTGCTTGGTATAAAAGGCGCAGATCCAGAGTTACTTCGTATAGTTGCTGATGCAAGGAAAGCACAACTTAATGCAGTTACCGGATTGCGCGTAAAAAATGCAGTTGATAAGGCAAATGTATTACAAAGTAGATTACAAGGATTTGCAGTGCCTGGAGTACCACAGGTTAAAGAAAAAACTGCTAGGCAAATAAAAAAGATATTTGATGATACCCATACAGATTTAAGGACTACAGAAAATCAATTATGGAATCGAGTTGATCGCACATTACGAGTTACTCCAACAGAAACTGAAGCATCTCTATTAAAAATTGCATCTGAACCAGAAGGAATGGTTGGTATAAATTTAACAGATGGATTACGTAAGCTTACAAAAAAGACAGGAAACACAGCAGTATCTTTACAGTCGGATGATTTATTAAAAGCTAGATCAGAAATCAGTAGTCAAATAAGGGCTGCAATGAAAGGAGATAATCCAAATCGTGATTTAGCACGTAGGTTGCATGATTTAGAAACATCAATAGTTGACGATTTAAGAAGTGCAGGGTCTGGGACTCAATTAGATTTAGCATCTGCTGCAACTAGGAATCGCTATGAGTTTTTATACCTTCCACCTGTGCAACAAATGTGGTCAAAGGGATTACAAAGTAATTTAAAAAAACCTGACCTTGTCCTTGATACTCTTTTGAAAGGTAAACAACAAAAGGTTTACCAAACATTTGATGACATTATGCAAGCAGGTGCAAAGGGTGTATATCAAAAAGACATGCGTGATCCACTTGCTAGGTTTTACTATGCAATGGCAAATGAAACTATAGTGGATGGTTCAACTGTTGATCTTACAAAACTTGGAACTTTTTTAAACACACATGAAAAAGGTCTCAAGGATTTAGGTATATTTGACGATTTAAAGAAACCAGAAGTACAAGCTCATTTAGTCAAGAGACTAGAGCAGTCTACTAAAAAGCTAAAAAATAATTTTGAAACCAAGTCATTAGCAGGTAGAGTTTTAAAAACAGGTCGAGTTGATGATTTTATAGGAAATATTTTAAGTGGAAGTGAAAAAAGATATATTGATCTTAGAGACTCTGTAAATCTTGCAAGAAAACATTCAGATCCCAACAGAGCATTAGAAGGTATCCAGCAATCTGTTGTGGAAAACCTGATACAACAAAGCACAATAAAATATGGCAAATCAAGTTACTTGAGTGGTAACAAGTTGCTTGAAAGTTTATCACAAAAGCAAGGCAAGCGTACATTAGAACAAGATCTAGTTTCTAGTAAATTGCTCACGAAGAAAGAAATGGATTCGATTAAAGCAATGGCAAATCGAGCTAAAGAGTTTGAGGAATCACTTATGCAACGAGCAAGTGGTGAAGAATTAAAATCAATCTCTGAAGGTCTTGGAACAGACGCTTTTGTTGACATTGTAGGTAGACTTGCTGGTGCTACATTAGCTTCACAAAGTATTTTAGCAGGAGGCGCACCTAGTCTTATTGTTGCCCATATAGGTTCTCAAGCAGGTAGGAAATTTCTTGATAAAATGCCGACTTTAAAACTGCGCGAAATCCTAACTGAAGCAATGCTAGATCCTGTTTTTATGAAAGCATTACTTGAGAAACCTACATCTGCAACTGCAAGAAGTAATTCTCAGCGTAGAATTAAATATTTGCTCGCTAGTAAAGGTTTATTATCACCTGACGATCAGTATCAAATAGAAGACCCAGAAGCTAATACACAAGCACTAATGCAAGAAACAATTCAACTTGCAAGGGCAGGTAAAAACAAGTTGCAAATCATGGACTTGTACGAGGAAGCTGCACGCAAGCCTAACTCAGATATTGGCCCATACATGCTTGACCAAGTACAGTCCCTGGTTGGAGTTAATGACGAGCAACGAGCAAGGATAATGAAGCAATACGAGAACAAGAAGATGGATTACTTCCTTAAGCGTAGAGGTAGATTTCAAGAAAAAGAAAACCCACAAGCAGTGTTCCCGTAGACTTGACAAAATCAACAACTCAAACTAACTTAGCATTTACAAAAGGGACGTAGTAATTCCTTGAGTTAGCTGGCAGGAGTGTCAGCACCTAGCCACCTCCGGGTGGCTTTTTTTTGTCTGCATTACTAGCATTACCTAATGAAATTAAAAAAAATACACAATTTGTTTGACACTAAAACATTTTTTGTTTTTTGTGATGTCAGATCAAGGATATTCACTAGCAACAATTAGATAGTACCTTGCGATTTTTTCTAGAGATATCATGCATTTCTTAGAGGAAGTCGCAAGTGGCAACAAAAACCCACAATAACGACAATTAAAAAATGCACTTAGCCAACAAAGACGTAAAAGCTTTACACACTAGCACAATAGATTTAGATACTCGTGGTTTAATACCTCAAACCCCACGAAATATGTCGAATAATATTTTACTGAATTATGAGAAACCACCTGCACGGACAATCCTTCTAAGCGAATTAATATACGCTTACAAAGATTGTCGCAGTACATCCTTTGCAGTACCAAAGTATGAAACCCAGCGTAATTGTGCGAATGCATTTAAGTATGTATTAAAGAAATTAGAGATGAGTTTGGATCTCGACACAAGGTATTTGGGTGGCAGGCATCCGAAGAGTGGATTAATCTTGCCCAAGCATTTCATGCGTAACTTCCCGGAAGGAAATGAAAGGTTAAAATTGTCTAAGTCATTATTCTCTCGTGGGATGATCGAGTGGTACGATGAAATAGGAATTGAGACTAGTCACATGGCGAATTGGCAAGCAATGGTAGTGAAGCAAAAACCCGTCAAGGCATTCATACCAACGAATGATATTAATGTGATTATCGAGAAGTGTGAATCCGTGAAGCACACAAAACCAATATTTTACAAAGCGTACTTACTTGCGTACGGACTTGGCTTGAGGAACTCAGAGATGAGGCGAGCGAAGTGGAGTGACCTCTATGAGGATGTAGAAGGCAATAAATGCATTCGTATCTGGAAACCTAAAAGTGTCCATGCAGCCAAGGATACTGACTTCCAGGACAGACCATGCGATCCTACCTTTTGGGACAAGGTCATGGAGATGAGAAACTTTGATGACCTAATATTAAATTGTTCCCAAGTAACAATTAGGGAACGCTTCGCACAATTCTTAAAAGAGGAATGTGGCGTAAAGGAAAGATTTGCAGTTCACCTGTTAAGGAAGTATTGCGGACATCGATTGATGCGAAGCAATGGAATTTACCCGGCAAGTAAAGCGCTTGGTCATAAGGATACCAAGTTGACTGATGCTATATATAGTGGGCTACCTACTATATCTGCGACTAAGATCGCATAATTAAAAACCTCCCATGCATATTACTTATATGCAAAAACAATAATTAAAACTACAATCAGTTACAATCAACTATGATAACAACAGCAGTATTTAATGGTATAGAATTTCGCATACAAGAAAACGGGGCAGTCGAGATATTTGCCGACCGCCCTAGTGTCGTGCAGATTACAGACTTGCAGGAATTACTTACTTCTTTTTTGAAAGCTCAAACTTCAACGGAAGTTCAAAGCTATGGTCATTCTCAGCAATTGTCTTACAAGCTGCACGAAGAACCATGTCGTAAAGCTGGGCTTGGAGGAGACCAGTATCCTCACTCAGGGTCTTAATAGTTTTACGCACTTCAGAGTGTAAACGTAGGGATAAGGGTTTGGTTAGATTTTCACGGGTTTTGCTCATGTACCTTAAAAAGCATGACAAAATACAACAAGCAACAATAAAACACAAAAACGATAAATAAATAATATTATGGCATTCTTACCTAGTAATATAAAAGCACCCTCGGAGGGTGGTGGTGGCGCTGGAAACTATATGAGGTTTCAGCAGGGAGATAATAAGTTCCGAATAATCGGATCGAGTGATGATAAGCCTACTCCAGGCTTTATATGTGGAACGTTAGGCTGGGCAGTTGTGGATGGCAAGAAGCGTCCCATCCGTTGGGCAGAAGGTGCAGAAGCACCCCAAGCATTTGATGATAAACCACGCAGTTTTTATGCGTTTGTGGTTTATAATTATGCAGAGAGTAAAGTGCAGATATTGGAAATGACGCAGACAAAACTACAATCAGAGTTACTTCAGCTTGCGAATGATGAAGATTGGGGAGACTGCAGAAAGTACGACATCTCAGTGGTGAGAAATGGTGAAGGATTGGAAACAACTTATGCCATGAATCCAAAGCCAATCAAAAAGTTGGATGAGGATTTGCGAGCTATTGTGAAGGCAGAGTTAAAGGCAATCAATCTTCCGGCATTGTTTGATGGTGAAGATCCATTTGCAGCATTTGAACCACCTGTTGAGGAGGACGAGGACGAAGTCCCTTATTGATATGCTACGTCCCAACATTAGTAACGAAGACTATCATGCGGACACTGCGTTGGGTTCGAGTCGAGCAAGACAATTGCTCGGCTCTTGCCCGGCAAAGGTGAAGCATTCGATGAAGTTCCCCACGCCAAGTACCCCTGCCCTATTGAATGGTAGCCTGGTACACACAGCTACACTTGAGCCTGCACTCACAGACATTGAATTTGGATGCAAGCCAACAGAGATTGATGGTAATTCTAGCAGAACCAAAGCATACAAAGATGCATTTGCAGAGATGGAAGCAGCAGAACCAAACAAGCGTTGGTTACCAGCGTCTGATTATAATATGTGCCTCGAGGTAGCTGCATCTGCACGCCAACATCCATTGCTACTAGAGATGCTATACCATCCGGCAAGTAAGACTGAACATACAGGATACTTCGAGATTGAAGGTACGCCCTGCAAGGTTCGCCCTGACTTGTACAATAGCGAGAATGGAATGGTCATAGATTTAAAGACAACAATGGATGCAAGTGAGAAAGGATTTGCCAAAAGCGTACGTCAATTTGGCTATGCATTTCAAGCTGCGTTTTACATGACTGCATTAAGACAGATGGGCGAGCGACCCAAGCAGTTTGTGTTTTTGGTTGTTGAGAAGTCTGAACCATATGCCACTGCATGTTACCATATAGATAACAATGATATTGAACGTGAAGTGCCAAGGGTGCTTGAAGCGATTAAAATCTATGGTGAATGCTTGCGTACAGATGTATGGCCGGGCTATTCGGATGATATTAAAACATTAAATCTTGGCACGCCTTTCACAGAGAATCGTTTGTCTATAAGTAAGACCAGCGAGAAGTTTGGTGTGAGTCGCAGTTATGTTTACAAGATAATTAAGGAACATAAGATTGAGACCAGGAAGATCCGTAATAGGCAGACCATATCGATGTATGAATTTTCAAATGCCTTGCGTTGGGCTAACCAAAAGGTGGCATAATGGGCAGGAATCAAGGTGCAAAAAAATATCTTATTACCAGCAAGAAAGCACTCAAACTACTTGGGTTTAAATCACAGACATCCTTGGATCAATTCCATGCGGATGAAGGATTAACCTGTTATATAATAGATGGCATGGCCTGCCGTGGTGGACGTGGATTTGCATGGGATAAAAGAGAAATTAACAAGTGGATGAAAACTGAGGGAAGGAGCAGTGACGAATGGCTAATAGATTGAAAATAAACGAGATGGATAAAGTGCTGGGTTATGCTGAAGCTCATATTGAGCAACAGAACTTTGAAGGCGCGGTTGTGGTATTACATGCAGCACTGAAGCAATTAGTGGCTACATTGGCAGGTGAGGATATGAATAATCAGAGTGACCCTGACATCACTATATATACACATCGGGAATGCATGATATCTATTGATGAAATCAAAGAGATATGTGCCAAGACTCTTGGTGTAAGTGTTGAAGAAATAGAAAGTAGGAAACGCACACAGGATGTATCATTGGCACGTCAATGTGCAATCTTCTATAGTCGCAAACAAGGATATAAGGTTGAAGAGCTGGGCAAGGTCTTTGATCGAAATCATAGCAACATATCCCACACTTGTAGCAAGATCCATGATTTGCTTGAATGTGACAGGGAGATGGCAGCCAAGATTAACCTGGTGGGAAGAAATATAAATGCCAATTAGTGATGGAAAAGGGAGAAAAAATAACGCTGTGCGTGAAGAAACGAACCCCTTCATTGAACACACTTCTGGGTATGAATCGGTGGGCGCGAGTCAAAGAGAAGAGAGAAATGCAGAAGGAGGCGATGATCGCCATCGAGTCCGCATTATCTCCAAGCGAGTCAGAATCTGCGACCCGGACAACCTTGTTGGGGGAGTCAAGTACCTTGTCGATTCGCTCCGGGCTGCGGACATTATTCCAGAAGATGACCCTCAAGCGATCACCCTCGAAGTCAGTCAAGAGAAAGTCAAAACCTACAAGGAAGAAGAGACGTGGGTTGAGGTGACAAAACAATAACTAAATAAAAAATACTAATATGAAAATACGAACAATAACTGAATTGCAAAACGATGATTTCCTAAATCAAGAGGAGCTTGCTAAACTCTTAAGGAAAAGTGTGCGCACTCTGCAAAATTGGAGAAAGTCAGGTATATTACCATCAAAAAAAATGGGTAGATCAATCTTCTTTCACTGGGGTACAGTAAAAAAAGCATTAATGTCTGATGATTTTGAAGACACAGTGAGTGTCAATGACTGAGTTCGACACTAGCCTATCTGTTGGCAAGCTGCGTGAGGCCGAATTAATCGAGTTCTTCCAATCCAAGGGGCATAAGCCCATACCCATACCAGGCAAGTTCTCTGGCTTTGATTTCTTCTTAGCTAATACTAAGCAAGGCTATGAGGTAAAGCAGGATTGGAAGGCT